TGAACAAATCAGAAAAAAGAAGTTATAAGCCCAGCATAGGTCAAGGAAGATAAAATGGAGAAGATTGTAATGATCTCTCTTATATATCTAACATTCACGGGGGAAGTGAAGTACACTCAATGGGCAGAAATATGGGAACCACAAAACTGTGCTGGTTGGTTTTATCATGAAGTTGAAACTCAAGAAAAAAAGAAAAGACCTCTTAGTGGACGCACGTATTACGTGTATAATGGCTATGGAACTAACGGGGAAACACTAAATGTAGTAGGTTATAGATGTTCTGGGCACTAATTATATTCATATTCTGGGTTGATATTATTTTATTTTTAATTCTTGCATTTGGTACATTAATATATTATATAGGATAGTATGAAATACAGTTATAAAGTAAAAGAACAAGGAACTGATAAGGAAGAGACTATGGATGCCATGAGTCTTAAAAAACTTATTAAGAAATTAGATCCTAAAAAAATTTTTGAGATAGATTATGTTAATAAACAAGGATCTGAATGTAAGAAACTTATTACCAATGGTTCTTATAAAATAGTATGAAGCACAAAAGCTTAAGTCAAATGAATAAAGAGAGAGGTAGAAAGTGGGACGGAAAGTCTCGTCCTTCTACTGAACTATATAAAAAGAGGTGGAATGAAATATTTAATAATCCTACTACTGACGACAAGCGGACTGGAACAGATAAAGTATCCGATAAAAAAGAATCTGACGTGTGAAGAACAGATGATCGAGTGGCGTGATTCAAATGCCACGTACCACGACTCACGGAACACGGATCATAAACAACAAGGGTGGTACACAAAGAAGGGAGACTTATGGATAGGGCACATTTGCGAAAGTTAAAAGACAAGTTTGATCTATGGCATTTAATGTATAGAACAGAAATTGTTTTAACTTCAGCAGGATTTATTGTCGGTTTTATAATCGGCGCTATTATATTTTAAACAAACCTATCTCAACGAGGGAAATCGGAGATAGGTATAAAGGTGAGAAGATTTGCCTATACCACATTTTAGACACAATTACAAGGTGTTAACCTCATGACAACTATATTTAACTGCTAATCTGTAGTTATTAACAATTTCAAAGCCTTCAACTTGCAATAATTCTAGACTTTTGACTGAAGCACCAGCAGCACACTCAGCCCAACTATCGTAAAGAACTGGTATTTCAATAGGTGCCTTACACTCACCAGATAAAAATGAGCACACCTGTAATATTAGTAAAAACTTCATTGACATTTATAGAAAATCCTATATGTTATTGGTTATGACAGACATTAGTAAATATAGAAATGTGTCGTTAACACACGAAACATACAACACTTTAAAGAAATTGTCGAAAGTTTTGTTACCAGGCGGTACTCCACTTTCAATTTCAAAAACTGTTGAAACGTTAACAAACGAGAAAGCACAGAAGTTAAATGGGAAAATCAAGGGGAACAGCAAATAGTAACGCAATACAGCTTCAAGGTAGACGAAAGGAACCTGAAGAGTTATTATGGATAGCAGTGCTATCCAAAGCTGCCGATGATGCCTTATTCACTACTGATTATAGAGAAGCTTTACTCGCAATCAATTGGTTTGAAGGCGAAGGGCGAGACTTTAGATACGTCTGCCACTTAGCCAACAGAGACCATTACTATGTTTTAAGAAAAATCTTAAAGCTAGTTCAAGAAAGAAAAAGAAAGATAAAAGAATGGGAAGACGGTATAAGACAAAGAATAGATGACGGGATGGCAAGAAAAGCTGCCATCTGGTCTCTACAGAAAAGAGGAAAAGGAAGAGTTAAAGGAAGAAAACATAAAGGAGGTTATCACAGTGCAGGACCAAGAAAAATTAGTGGAACCTATGCGCGTACCTCACATTTGTGAGAATTGCAAAGGCAACGGTTATATTAGAATAGATACCATACACGGCAAAGATCAAATTAAACAATGTTGGGTATGTGATTCAAAAGGAGAGATAAAGAAATATGTACAAGCGGAAGTTGATAAATTTATTTTTGATTATTATTACGACAGCGATCCTAACAGGGTGCGGAACCAATAGCGAAGGGAAGAAATGGGAATGGGATCCTGCTAAAGGAGTCTTCAGACTTATTTTTAAAACAACACAATGAACGAAAAATTTGCATATGTTGCTGGTTTAATTGATGGAGAAGGATCAGTGATGTACAAACAATACTTAGAAAAGAAAAAGAATAGACCTAGACCGTACTGGACATGGCGTGTTAGAATAGATGTGGCTATGACCGACAGAGAAACTATAAAATATTTATATGATACTTTGTTATGTGGTTGGTGGGGACCTAGAAAAGTAAGGCCCGGACGTAAACCCCAATGGCGTTGGTCTTGTTCTTACCATGCAGCCTACGAATTAGCAAAAGCCATTATCCCTTATTCCATTACCAAGAAAAAAGATTTAGAAAAAATAGTAAAACATTATGATGATAACATTACCGGACTTAGTAAGCTTAATTAAATATTATATCATTAAGACGATTGACTATCCCTTAAAGTGGATGGAACACGGGGGAAGTAAGATGCATGTCTATGCATGGAACAAACGATGGAGTAATAGACAGAAAGGAACAGGTTATGTTAAAAAACCAAAAGTATACTGAAGAAGTTTATGGACAGAAAGAACAAGAAGAATTGAAAGAGTCTTACAAACAATCTTTAGCTAACAGAGAAGAAAGAATTAAAAAGAAATATCCAGATAAACCCATCTCTCAAAAAGAATGGATTGAGGGATATAATAAATGGAAGAAACAAATGGAGGACTATGGATCCGAGAGATAAGATCTTTGCTTTTATCTTTAGTAGCTTTATACTACTGATTTTATTGAGTATTTTTATGGTTATGGTGGAGTAAGAGTATGAGGAAGAAAAAAATAAAAAAATCTGAATATCTAGATTTAGCGGAGTGTATCTCCTCTGATCAGGTGCCGGCTGAGGATATTGCCGAGTACTTTGAAGATAAAAAATTTAAAAAATTTTATGACAACGAATATATAAATCCGTATGCGAGACCTGATTGCTAAAGTAGGAATGTTGCTGATTGCGGTGTGGACTTTGTTCATTATTGGTGTTATGTATGTCTTAGATCTAGCGATAGATTTTACTGAAAGATTATGGGAAAAAAGAAAACAGAAAAAAAGAACGTAACGTTTAGTTATTTTAACTGGGGACCTTTCCTGATGTATACCACAATTACTCAAGGAGAGTGTCAGCATCTATTGGACGGTGGAGCGAAGTCTAGACTCAACCCTCAAAATAGTATGGTAGATAAACTCGCTGGTCATCTTAAAGAAGAATATAAATTAGAAAATCCAGAAGAGTATGTGAAATGGTTAGTCTATTACTTTGATGCGTATAGCCAAGGTTATAATAAATGGAGAGGTGGTGGATCACTTAAACCTAATTTTAGTTTAACCTCACTTTGGATTAATTATATGAAACCGGGAGATTTTAATCCTCCTCACGATCATAGTGCGGACTTAAGTTTTGTTATCTTCCCTCATGTACCGGACGAATTAAAAAAAGAAAATGAAGAATTTAAAGGGACTTTACAAGGACCGGGTGGAATTAGTTGGACTTATGGAGAAGGTGGACGTCAGTGTATTAGTACGGTTCATCAGTTTCCTAAGACTGGGGATATGTATATCTTTCCAGCTCATCTACGTCATTGGGTCTTTCCGTTTAAGTCTAATGTAGAACGAGTATCGGTATCAGGTAATCTACTCATTGATGCTGACTCTAGAATGAATTACTATGCTGGTAAATAAGTTTATAAGTTGGGGACCCCAATCCATTTGTTGGTGTCGCACGGGCGCTAAGTGCTCTAGGTCTTCGGGGAATCCTCAAACATTTTTCGATCTGGAGTGCACCGTGCATGAAGCACAATAAGAAATATACCTATGTTCAGGGTTCGCGGATCATGGACCATGGAACACGGATCTATGATGTAGCCGGATTCAAATTACCATCAGTCACAACAATACTTGACAAGACGAAGGATAAGTCCTATCTGCGCCAGTGGAAGGAAAAAGTCGGTGAAAAAAGAGCAGAGGAAATTAAGAATATATCTTCAAAGCGGGGGACTACCATGCACAAATACTTGGAGTCCTTTGTTATCGAAAAGGGCTACGAAGACCTTACAGCGATGGGCCAAGAGGCTAAACGTATGTCTGAGAAGGTTATACAGCTGGGTCTAGCCCCAGTCTCAGAGTATTTCGGGTCAGAGATCACAGTTTACTATCCAGGCCTCTACGCAGGCGCTACGGACCTTGTGTGTATGCACAATGACATGGAGACTATTGTAGACTTCAAGCAATCTAATAGACCAAAGAGAGAAGAATGGATAACAGATTATAAGTTGCAGGTAGCAGGATACGCTATGGCACACGACTATGTTTATGGCAGTCAGATCAAACAGGCTGTGATTATGATATGCACACCAGATCTATACTATCAGGAATTCAAGATACAATATGATGAGTTGAGAAGGTGGAAGCATAAGTTTTTAGCCCGAGTAAACCAATATTACGAAATGATACACGATCCTAAAGAACAGGCAGATGTAGATACGACAGAATTGCTGGCAGATTTCGAGAAGATGGCTCAAAAATGACTATAATATGGCAACAATGTGGCATAGACACTTTACATATAGTACTTAAACTCATAAAAAAAATATTTATAAAAAAAATTTCTATATTAAATGTAAAATGTCAAAACATACTTAAGTCATTGATTATATTGACTAAAATGATGACATTTTACAAATTTGTAAAATGTCTAAAATGTCAAATAGTCAAAAAAGTCAATAAAGACGTCAAGTTAATCGGTCGTGCGCGCGTAAATGGTTTTGAAAAAACCTTTTTTGTCAATTTTGGTACTATATGGGGGTGAGGAAGGACATGGCTAAGTTTATATTAAGTAGGAGATTCACCACAATCTTAGTGTGTTTGTGTATTAGTATGCTATTAGTACTTACAGGAGTCTTTCTGTGAAAATACCTTGGGTGTATAGGATGGTTATATTGTTATTAGTGGGCGGTTGTGCGCCTGTATTGATTACGACTATATTAAATAATTACTTTGGGTATGGAGTGCAGAGGTCTATGGAATTAACGTTTGTATTATGTATTCCCATAGCTGCGTGGATGGCTAGTAAAATTAATGAGAGATGGCATGATGACAGGGAAGAATAAATATAAACATGTAAGAGTGACGTGGTTTGATCCATGTCAATCTAATGAAGCGTGGGTACCAGAAGACGAGATTCTAGAACATGATGTAGCGACTTGCGTTGACGTAGGTTATATCTATAAGAAAACTAAATCCAAGTTATGGATATTTACTTCTTACTCTAAAGACAGTGAAGGTCTAGAGGTAGGTGGTTTACAATGTATCCCAGTTGGTTGTATTAAAAAAATAAAGGAGATCAAATGAAGAAAGTAGCTTTCGTAACGTTAAAGACAGTGCTAGCAGTTATCTTAATTGCAGCGTGTTTAGTATTATTAAATAGCTGTTCTTATTCTGTTAAAGTGGGTAAGAAATGTACACCAGGTTCTACTGAGTGGAGTTATTTATGGTTTGTAAAAGGTGAGTCTGATGTATCAAAAGGAAATTGTGAATAATATGAATGATAAAGAAAAAATAAAAGAGTTAGAAGATAAGATAGAGAAATTAGAAAACGAGGTAGCTAGTATTAGAGATTATATAGATATGAAAGAGGATTACTTAGAAGACTTTCCTTCAGCATCGGAGACAGTTAACTGATCTTCTTTTTCTTTAAGCTGTTTAGCCTCAGGAGTAACATCTTTTAATAATGCACCGTAATCTTCTAAAATCTTTGTCATCTTGGCTTCCAATTCTGATTCTGACATATCTTCTAGTCTTCCATGTTTTATTATTTTTCTGTCTATGTATAATCCTGCCGCCTTGCCTCGATTTGTTTCTGCGTTTACGGCAGAGGAGAATGAGCCCTTCTTCAAGGCTGCGTTTTTAATTCTATCTAGTTCAGCTAAATGTCCTTCATAGGTGACATCATGCTTAGCTATTCTATCCTGTTTTAACTTACCAATATATTCTACTACTAATGGGCTTTGTCTTGGGTTAGTTAGTTCTGATCCTTCTTGAGGTGCTCTGTTCTTAGAGTATCCAGCAAGTACGGCTGCCTCAGTCTTAGTGACTGGGCCTTCAGGTCCGCCATATACTAGAAACTCAGCGAATCTTTGTTGCATTTCTGTTAGTCTTTTTGGTACTCCCATATTTGACATTTTAAGGTAAGTGTCCTATAATGTCAACTATATGGTTACTACAAAGAAAGAAGCAGTAGACTTTGAAAAACAATTACGAGAGATAAAGGATAGCCCTGATTTTAAAGATGATTTAAAACATCATGATGACAGGGGTGAGCTTGATCTAACTAGACTCATAGACGATTATAAAAAAGAAAACATGGAGTTAAAAAGTGAACTAGCACAGACAAAGAGTTTACTCAAAGGAACTAGAAGTATTGTTGAAGACTATCTCAAAGCGGGTTATAAGTATGCCGCTAGAGTCAAAGATTTAGAGAAGATTAGTAAACAACATCAAAAGCAAGTGGGTGAATTGATGGTAGAGAATAAGTTCCACGAGGAAAAGACTAAGCATTTTGAAAAGAGATGTGAAGAGTTATTAGAAGATAATAAGAAACTTTCACATCAGATAGAAGATTTAACTAACATTAAAAACAAAGGAGAGTTTGGTAAATGAGGTTAAGAGAGTTAATGGGATTCTTACAAGAGTTTATGGACAACAAAGGTAAAGGCACAAAAGGAGAGCTAGGAGATGCTTCTGTGTTTATGCATGTAGGAAAACATTTAGAAGAATTAAAGAAGATAGAAGTACAAGAGAGTACAATTATTGGTGCGAACTCAATGAGAATTGTATTTAAACCTCAAGGATTAAAAATAATTAAAGCACCGACAGATAAAGAATCAGGCTTTGAGTTATAGTCATGATTTACCTTAAAAATTTATGGGTCCAGAGCGAAAATTATATCTTAAACTTAAGAAATATACACCTCGAATTAAGTGGACTAGGCTGGAAAATATTAGCTTACTCGGTACTCCTGATCTATTGGGCTATAATAATTCTGGGCACTTTTTCACTGTTGAGTTAAAAGTTACCAAAGGTAAAAAAGTTAAATTCTCACCACACCAAATTGCCTTCCATGTGGAGCATCCACACAACTCTCATATTCTTATTGAGGCCCTTGGTCAAAGGTCCTCAAAACATTTTCCATGGTTCTTGTACCGCGGTTCTAGGATAGAAGAGCTTGTTACTCGGGGCTTGGAGCTTGAACCTTGCGCTTGGGGCTCGGATCCGAAAAGCTTGGAGCTTGTGGCTTGGCCCTTGGAGCTTGAGGCTTGACGCTTGCAGCTTGATCCACGAATCGTTTAGAATTTTCTGCGTTTAAATTGTCCGAAGGAGCAGTTTCCTGCTCCCCGGTTCCACTAACAGGAATTTTTTTGCGCTCAGCGCGTAACTTTCTGTAGTAATTTGGATGATACCAGGTCATTTACAGCTGTGTGTCTCTTCGCAATAATCGTCCAGGCCAAGGTTGTCGATAAACGGTTCAATGACTCTGTCACTGCCCCAATACCCTTCAACATTCATGTCTTGTAGATTCACCCAAATGTTTGGGCCGCCTCCGGCTACCATTAGCCTGGCTGCTTTGTAACTGTGGTCCAGGTGCGTGATCCATTCTATGTCGTAGACGCCTTCCATAAAAATATCTAAATCTTCTTGAACACTTTTAGTTTCTTCGTCCGTGACCATCACAGGATTGGTAATGCTGTCCGCAATGTTTCTGCACATCCTGCGAAGCTGCTCTTCACATGTCTCGCTTTTCTTTTTTACTGCTGTCATATTTCTCCTTTGTTAGTGTTTTCTCCATCCTATAATATCCCTGCTCCATTGTCAAGCTTGTTCCTTGGCGCTTGAAGCTTGGCGCTTGTAGCTTGAAGCTTGGGCCAGTCATGCGTCTACCATACAATTCGCTCTATACCTACATGACTTGACCCCAGATCCAAGATAACAACAGCGTATACTTTCTGATAGCTCTTGGATCAGGGCTCAAGTTTAACTAGATCGGTAGTGCGAACCGTAAGTTTGGCTTTACCCATTACCTATACGCACTTTGTTGTCATGGTAATACCGATCAGATCCATAGCCCTTACAGTGAGGCTGTGCCAATAGATGTATCCATCCTGCTATGGACTGGTCAAGCACGATTTATGCTACACGAGCCTACGCGTATATGCTGGCGGCGTAGCCACGAAACTTGACCCCAGATCAGCGGTGCGCACTCCCTTCCACCATAGTTATGACAGTGAGCAAAGCTTTGTCCTATGACTTGGTTGTTCTTGTCGCCGATCAGGGCTCAAGTTATTTATATCCTATCAAATCCTATAATCCTTGTCAAGCTTGTTGCTTGTTGCTTGAAGCTTGGCCAAGTACAGCGGGCGCCTCGCCCCATTACGAGATGATCAATCTCTTCTGACTTGACCCCAGACCAGTGGTAGAAACTCTAGAATACATCTACTCTCGATATCTGAGTAAACACTGGTCAGGGCTCAAGTTTGGCCAAGCTACCAGCTTGCAAGCTGTATCGTCTACAAATAACTTGACCCCAGATCCCACTTATCTTAGACCGATACCCAAAGGGTTCATCTTACGAGCGAGATCAGGGCTCAAGTTTTATTTACAAGGTGGACACATTAATAAAAACCCAATATGGACTAATATTAACATCACTATCCAAAATGTCATTCTTCAACCCCACAATTTATACAAGCCACTAGTGGCTTTGCCCACTCATCATAAGAAGTAAACTCATCACAAATTGGACATTTTTTTATTATTAAAGTATGTGATTTAGTTAAATCTTTACCTTTCAAAGAATTTAATACTAAATCTTTTATATTATTTGCTTTCATATTGTTAATATATACCTTGACTTATGTGTTGTCAAGCAGTATATAGGATTAATTACAATCACTAACGAAAGGAAAAAGATGAGTAATATGCCAAAGTATAAAGTGGAACATTATGAGAGCAAAATAAGACGCCACTTTAATCCTCTAATTGAGGAACAAGAACTTTTAGTTAAGCAGTTTAAAACTGACGCAACTAAAAGAATAGTAGGTAAGCTGTCTAAAAAAATGGGTGCGGATAAAATATTAGACGCATTTAGAAAGGCAGAAGAAATGATGAAGAAGGCAAGGCAAGACGCAACAACCTTCTTTAAAAAGAAAGCCAAGCAAGACGATAAGAAATCTCTTACTTATAGTATGAGAAATGAGGAAATATCTCTTAAAGATTGTGAAGAACAATTAAGAGAGTGGGCTAAATCACTGGTTGATAGAGAGTTAAGACGAAGACCAGAAGGCGAACAACTTGCACAACTAGAAGCTGTAAAACAAAGAGCTATGGATATAGTCTATGAAAATGGCGACGACAAAGCTATTGCGACAGCATTAGATAACTGCACCAAGAAGATAGGCATTACATGGGTTGTGGATACATCTAAAATAAAACAAATAAGTGCATAATAACACTTGACATTATAGGGAGTATCCTATATACTCCCTATAATTATAAACACTAACAAAAGGACAAAAATGGACACAATAGATAAGTTAATTAACTCAACGAAGCAATTAGCTTTGACCGAGTTAAAGAATAAAATTCAAGAGGAAATAGATAGATTAGAAAGAGAGAGGGAAGATGCAGACAAAATCCCCTTTTAATTTTTATATCACTTACTTTGCTAAAACACACAATGGCAAAGAATATGCTAATGGTGTGAAGATGATAACTAGAAGAGCACAAGAGCCAAATCCTAAAGGCACAGCGGGCAGAAAGTTCGTTGATAAAAATGGAACGAGCAGATATGTTTATTGGGATCTA